AATTTCCATCCATCGATACCGGAAACTGTCTCTACATCAGTCAATGGTCTCATTTCTAAGCACCATTTCTCAGACTGACTATCGAAACATTCCTTTAGATCAAGTAAATAATCATCACAGGCCATGTCAACATCAGATGCGGGAAACCCTATACTAGGTTGGCAACAATGTTCTAACGATGCAGCCCATGGTCGCCACGACTCCTTAATTGTCTCCCCATCCTTACGAATTTTAGGAGGAGCAAATTGCGGAGGTCCCCACAAATTTTCCTGTTTGGTGATCTCAGTCACCGCGGGCGAAATTGGTAATTCTGTGACTTTGGATGTCGTACTGGAGCGTCCGGTTACTTCGCCATAAGCTACAACCGCCGCGTCGTCCGGCACCCAGTTAATGGGAGATTTGTAATGTACTCCACCACTAACGTCATATTTTTTACCTAAAATCTTATCGGGCAAATCTGTCCTGTCTGGTCCCAAAGTGAAGTTGGGACTTAGCTTGAGAAGATTGTATATTCCAACGTCCAATTCAGGACGAGTAATAGCACCTCCACAGCCGTCTACACGACCAGTTTGTCCACCCAAATGAAATCCCAATATATGATGTTGTTTTCCCTCCGAAACACAACATGTCATACATTGACCACCAAAGGTGGGTTTAGACATCGAATAGTAAGATCCTCGAAACGAATGCAGTCCATTGCTAACAGAATTGTTTGGTTGCCACAAGAAATTATCAGAAGACATTTCCCCTGCTTCGTCAACATAGTAGCTAACACAGGGAACACTCTTCGGAGAAATTTCATCGGCAAAATTGTTCATTAAATTTGGACAATCACCACTATTGGAAACGTAGATCAAAGCAAAATCAGTGTTCGGAAGGCGGTAAATGCTCTTCGGATCAATAATAAAGCTTATAGATTGGCCCCGTTTCTTAATAGTTGCCTTTGCGTTGCTCTCGGGAATCATGTGATATGGAATCATCAGAATATTTGTACGCACCATAAATGCGTCGCAAAATCTAATTTTTTCATCAACTTCATAACTGAAGTACCACAAACTCTTTCGAGCAATACTACTGTAGTGTTCAATGGCATGGGGAAAAATCCCAGATACCTTCTTAACCGCAGTAGGTAACCAAACATTCGGCTCGGATTCTCGTTGCTTAATTTCGGCAACACTTTTCGGTTGCAAAACCCCCTGAATGGTGGTCATTGCTCGAAAAGCCTGGACAGTTTTAACAACTCCCCAGATTACAGAGAAACCAGCTATTGCTCCACAAACATATTTCATGTGATTCTCACGAACTTTAACAAATAGGTCAGGCATAATATCACGCCGTTTTTTAACTTCAGCGTAATACGTTTCCTTCACACCTTCTACAATTGTAGCGTAGTAAGATATAAAGGAAAAACCCATGGCTATGAATAGAATACCAGCCAAGGTATACGAAAATGACCCAACAAAGCACGTAATAACACTAATAACTATCCAGTAGTTCCGGACAGCATCTCGAATTCGCACTTCAATGATATCTGCATTAAAAAACATGATTACAGCACGCATCCAAGGATTTTGTATCAAAGAATCAGGCACGTAATTTGTCCAAACTGCAAAACTCGAAGTTTCAAACCAATCTAGCATCGTAATGAGGTGCTTATTAGTGACATCCTCAATATTCGAAGCAAAGAATCTAGTTTTACGCTCAGCAACAAGAGTCCACTTATCTGAGTATTTCTTCATGGTATGCGCCAATTGAATACCGAAATGGGGCTCGAATGCGGGCTTGCACTCACAAACTTGAGAAGGTTGATTACAGGTTTTACACCATGGAATCTTATCCGTCAAATTTGTCTGTTGCTTTACCAAAGCATCTTGCACAGCGAAATGTTTTTTCGACTTGGTCAACACGTATTCCAAAAATTTAAAGATTGAGACATTTGTCATACCTTCCAGATTTTCAAATTCGAAAGTAGGAGGTACACGTTTGCCTTGCATCTGAGATGGAATAATGCGCATGACACGTACAGTAACAAGCCACAGGTCTTGTATATCTGTGGAATCGCCGTAACGCTCAAACACCTTGTTTGGATCTAACATATGAGTAGGTTTGCCTTCTTCATCCATCAAACGAAATTCCTCTTTCACTTTAATATCAACATGCACATGTGCACGTCGACCAATAGAAACAGGTTCGTTCGAAACTTGATGAGCCAATAAATCCTCAACATTTGTAGTAATTGAAACGCACGCTGGTTCAAGAGAAACCTTGCCTTTGTTGGCAAGATCTGCCATGATAGCATATCGCTTAATATTGTTACACAACTGAACCAACCAATCGGAAGGGGCTATGTCTACAAAGTCCAATTTAGAGTTTCCGTAATCATCGATTTTAATACCGGTGACATAAGATCTCATATTGGACATATGTTTATCGTCAGGATTTAATGTGATAATGTACTCATCACTGGATGGAAATTTGTTCGCCTTCAAAATAGTAGACATAACCACATCGGTAAATGTGGATTTGCCTACAGAAGACTCGCCAAAAACTTTAAAACAGTAAGGGGCCATGCGTAATCCTCCGCGAACACGAGATGACTCAAATTCTGTTTGAATTTTAGCCATTTCACGCCAACGATCACATAAGACCTTCTTTTCGATACCAGGTGAAGCCTGCTTATACATCTCCTCCAAATCTCGTACGAGTTTTGCTAAATCAGCATCAAACTCAGATTCGGAAATAGAAGCAAAGCGGCTCAAATTACCATTTCGAGCATACTCCCACAAGGAAAGCATCTCGACATATCGTTTTTCGGTCTTGGCCATAGCTGAAGAGTTATACAACAAAGGATTGAAAGATCCTTCGTCAAAACATCTATATGCGCCTTCGGCGAAGAAAACAATAGTTTCGATAACGGCATCAATAAGATCAACCGCTGTCAATTGTTTTTCCATCGCTCCGATGGCGAATATTTCTACGCCTTTAACATTGCAAGATAGGTCTTTTGTAAAAATACCAAGAGTTACCATCATTGATAAAACTCGTGATACTTTCTTAAAACCTGGATTACAACATACAAGTTTCCAATTAGTCAAACTAGTTGTCATAAGATTTAACCACTCAGGTGTTTTACTACCTTGAGGGGTCATATCTTTAAACAAGTCATCAGCAATAACAGATATGTAACCTACCAAAGATCTCGAACAATGAGTTTTGGCATACAATACTGCAACGCTTATGAATTGCTTCTTGGAAACGCATTCAGCTAGTGCAAAATACAAAGCTATAAGACCTTCAACTTTATCTAACATCTGATCAGATAACTTCTCGGTAACATGAGAAGATAACTTCAGATACAAAGGTGAAAGTACCCCAACTTGGGGCTTATACTTTCGCAATGATTTCGCGTATTTCTGTTTTTCTTTTTTGGACATTTTTGCAAGAGCGCGTTTTTGTAATTCGCGTTTCTTGGCTTCAACATTTTTGGCAAATTTATTTGCACAAGCCGATTTGTAAGATTCGGATTGTGGCTTAAAATGAGGCAAAATATGTTTACAAAATAGATACCGGTAATACATGTCTCTCAAGCAGAGAAACAACATCACTAGTACTATACACAACAAATATAAAAAGATAATGCTTAGGGGCATCAAACCGTTAAGAAAAGAATTAAAAGTAAGACTTTAATTTTATACCAAAGCGTGTCTTAACGCGATGGCTGAAGATTGTTTTGTGAAATGTGTACACTTTACTCGCATGAGGTGTGTACTCTAGCCATCTTCCTAACCCGATTCGCTTGTCAGCGAATGCGGGAACTAAATATAGTAATCACTGCCTCTCGGCAAGCTGATACTGCAGCTATATTGTGTCGTAAACTGGGTGTTTCCTTCTCACAGGAAAAATATCACCACAGCGTTCAAAACACTCACTTATCGAAACTACAATAAGTAGAAACGTCATAGATAATAATCAAGGGGATCGCCACATGATCTTTACAATGATACAGTAAATGATGTAATATAATATAAATGAGAAACCGTCATAACCAAATTAATGGTCGACTGGTCGAATCTCTAATCAGTGATTCATCAAATACCAACACAAAGTAGTAAATATGAAATTAAAACTTATAAAAGTAATAACAACGACTATACAAAAAGAAATAAATCTAATTATACAGAATTACATGTCAGAAATTGATAAAGCAGCAAC